GCGCGCCGACAGTTTATTGTACCACAAAAAACTGTTGTTTTTTAATCCCCTACAAAAAATATGTTATAAATATTTCTTGACACGGGCACAATTATAATAGTATAATTGGCGCGCCCGAAAACAAAAGTATTCATTTTTGGCCGTGAATACTTTTGTTTTCGGGCAATAAAAAAGCCCCTAATGGGGCTTTTATTATCTTTTGGGTTTTATTTTATAATACAAGATAATCGCAATAAATATAATGTTGGCAGTATAATTAAATATCAGTGGCCAATGCCATTTGGGGATAATGTAGATAATAGTGAATATCTCACCCATTCCCCACATTCCGAGAAAACCCCAAGTTAATCCATCTGAGTTTTTGGTTTTCCAAGATTCTATGGCTTGAGGTAATCCGCAAAATGCCAATAAAATCGAACCAATCCAACCTATATATTCCATCATTTGATTATCTCCGTGATTGTCTGAATTTGAAAAGGGTTTGTGTCGTATTTAGAATCTAGCCGTTTTTCTTCTGCAAAATGCAAAACAAGGGCGATTATCCAAAGTGTTTTCATATAATCGCCCCGATATTAAGCTGGTTTAAAATGATCTTTGACCTGAAATTGTTTCCAATTATAAGGAATCATTCTCTCGCGCCAGTCACGCTTATTAATAACCGCCTGCAAAATAGGCAATTCAAAATCGCGTGCATCTTCTAAGGCAGTATGCGGCTCGATTTTAAATTCACCTGAAATAAACCCGCAAACTGATTCGGCAGTTGTTGAAAATGTCATATTGCCATTTTGAGTGGGTTTATTAAAAAGGTGATTTTGCAAAACAAAATCACGATATTGTTTTTTATTGCAGATATTACCGATAGCGGCTTGCCACAAGCAAAACTTGCTAGTGAAACCCGACAAATCAATATCAGTATTTTGGCATTTGTCTAAATCGAAACTGAGATTATATGCAGTCAAAACTGGATTATATTTGCCAATGGCTTGATTAATCCAGCGATTAATGGCATTAACCGATGCAAGCATACGAGTGCCATTATCTAGCATTTTGACATAATTGGCTTTGCGTTTTTCTAAACCCGCATAACCCCAAATATCATTGGCTTTTTTATCGTGAAACAATTCAAAATTGCCATAATGATTATTAACCAAAACAGCGCATTGATTATGGATTTTGCCTTGTCGGTCAACGATAATAATGGCAAAATCAGCCACAGTATTATTAATTGTGGTTTCAGTGTCAAGAATTGCAAAGAATTGTTTTTTAGCCATTTTGGTCAATCAGTTATTGAAGATTAGATTATATCAGGTTTTTACAAAAAATCAAAAGAAATTATTGTAAATACCCAAAAGGTTGGCAACGAAAAATGTACCATTTAGTACACCAAGCGATTTATCTTTGCGAACAAAAGCAACTGTCAACCAAGCCAGTGAACCAAAAGTAAACAAAACATAGCCCAATTTAAACATTGCGCTTGCAACTGCAAATGATCCGAGAATACTTGCAACAGTACCGAACCAAGAAACAAAAGTAATCATTTTCGTGAAATCTCCATTGTGTGATATGGGTTTGGGTCTAGCCCATATTCTAACATAATTTTTTGCCATTTTATGCCATGCCCGCAAATTTTTTCAGATTCTCCGAAAAGGTTAAAATCTGCTTGATGAATAATTTCATGCGGAAGTATTACATCTATCATGTAATTGAAGTATTCTGTTTTAGCTTTGAAAAATTTGTAACCCATTTGTATGCGGTTTTCTTCCTGAAAACACATTCCGGCAGTGCGCCAATTGTAAGGGTTAAGTTCTACCTTTGGCTCATTGTAGTGAACCAAAGGTGTATAAATTTCGCAAAGTGTATCCCAAATCATTACAGTTTCGCGTTGTAAGTGGGTTAATAGTGCTTTTTTGTCCATACGCGAATTATACCATAAAAATCCGTTGTTTTTTAAACACACACAAAAAATAAGTTATACGAAAAAACTTGACACGGGCCAAAATTATATGATATAATTTTGGCGCAAAAATTGAATACCTGAGTATTCAATTTTGTTTTGTTAACAAAAGGATTAATGACCCTGTTTGCTTGGTACATATACTCCACGAATATTAAATCTGTCACAAACAGCTTTTAAATAAGTGGTATTATCTTCATAAAATGTAAATTCAGCATCTTTGAAATTTTTCAAATTGAAGAATTTAGCCAAACCAGCGATTTTTAATTTACCGCCTGATATAGTATCACCATCAGTGCGAGAAATAATATAATCTGGTTCGCCTAGAATATCGCGAATAAATGCATTATCAGCATCCCGCAAAACCCTGGCAGTAGCAATAATAACAAAACAATTTTCATCTTTTAAATCCTTTCGATATTGTGCGGCTAATGGCAAAAGCGAATCATCCATTGCACGATACTCATTTTCACGCCAGTAATTTAAATCAATACGTTCGCCATTTTCGTCAACAATAGTTCTATATCTGTGCAAACTGCAAACGATAGTACCATCCATGTCGTAAATGCTAACTTTAGTAATCTTTGCCATTTTGAAATCCTTTCAGTGTATGCACGAATTATACACGAATTTTCCCCGTTTGTCCCCGTTTCCCACAAATTTTCGATTGATTTTATTTATGGCCCCGATTGAAAAAATTAATGGCAAAACGCTTGACACGGCCAAATATTATATGCTATAATATTGGCGCCCGCCTGCAAACAAAAGTATTCATTTTTGTTTGCAAACCTTGGTTTCTATTCTAAGTCTGTGCCTTTAATGTAAACATCACGCAAACCAAAATCACGTTCTATTTTGTTTGCAAATTTAATAAAAGCAGGGCCATGTGTTTCCGTTTTTTTATTTTCTTCTTGCCATGCATGGATTAACTCATGTGCAATAAGGGTTTCAAAATCACGGGTTGCGTTCTTGGTGTAAACTGTAATAATGTGTTCACACAATTTGCCACGTTCTGAATACTCAGGTTCGTATTCAGCATCGCATTGTGAATTTTTACGGGGAAGAATCCGAATTGTAACGGGCTTCTTTAATTTGAGATAGTCTATAAAATGTTTCATGTGTGCATTATACCATAAAAAGCAGGGGATTGTATCCCCTGCTTAAATCAGGCTTTTTCGGCCTTGATAAAATCTGCAATGGCTTTCAATGCAGTTTTGTTAGCTTTGGTTAGCGATTCTACATCAGCCTCACCCAAGCCAAGAGCTTCACCGATGTAGTCGGCAACAGCATCCTTTTTAACAACAGCTTCACCAGTTTTGGAAACATAGGTTTTAGCTACATAAACCTTTTCACGCGAGAGCTTTGCAACAACCGATCTCACAGTTTTGCCAAGTGTTTCAGCGATAGTTTCAACAGTTGCACCGGCTTGATAGTCGGCAACCATCCGAGCAGTCTGCTCGGGCGTATAGTTCACAGTCTTAGCAGTCATTTCAATTTTCCTTTCAAGGTTTCATCACAAAAGCAAAGTATAACACAAAGGGCAGTGCAATGCAAGCCGCAAAGCCCAGGGCATCCAAAAATTCACGTTTAGTCATAGTGTCTTTCGTTGTCATGTATGTATTATATCACAGTTTAGCAACTGGTCAACAATTTTCTGCAACTGTTACAAACTGTTACAATTAGCTAGTTCGTTCACAAATCGCTTAGGAAACAAAAGTACACAGACTAGGGGCGGTTAGTAGACTTAAAAATTCACACAGATCACTGCGCCCACCCACACGGCCTATTTATAGGACAAACTAAAAACAGGTAAGGTGCCAAAGCATTGATAAACTTAAACTTGTGCCCACCCTGCTGTCGTGGTATAATTTAACATATTCAAGGAGAATTTATGAGCTTACACGACAAATTTATTTACGATGACGGACTATTGATCAATAAATCTACAGGACATATTTATTCAAACATGCACGATAAAGGTTATATAAGAGTACAAATTTCTGGTAAACGCTATTACGCTCATCGTATTATATGGGAAATGTTTAATGGACCAATACCTGAAGGCATACAAATAGATCATATCGACGGTGATCCCTATAATAACAGAATAGAAAATTTACGATTAGCTACTCAATCTCAAAATAGCGCAAATAGAGGAAAACAAACAAATCGTCCAAATGTATCTAAAGAATTACCTAAAGGGGTAAGCTATAATAAAGCTAGACGTTATGAGGCCAGAATAACGTATAAAAATCAAGGACATTATTTAGGCAGCTATGATACACCCGAAGAAGCTTATGCGGCGTATATGGAAGCAGCAGAAATTTTACACGGCAAGTTTGTTCGACCCTAAACCAACCAAACCGACCCCAAGCCGCCCCAAACCGTCCCCAACTTCCCACACCACACAAAAATTCCCACTTGCCCATGTACACGCCCCCGTGGTATAATCCACCACAAAGGACCAACTTATGACGCAAAATTTACCTGCTGAAACTCTCCAAATCGCCCCGGAAATGTTGGAAGTGGCCAACTGTTACCTGCAACTGCAGGATAGTAAACGTGTGGCTGATGAACTAGACTTGCCTCCGGCTCTGGTCACTGAAATACTCTCCCGCCGTGAGGTAAAGGCGTACATCGACGCTGTATTCCGTGACACCGGATTCAACAACAAGTTTGAAATGCGTGCGGCCATGGATGCACTTATCAAACAAAAATTTCAGGAACTGCATGAATCACAAACTGGAAGCACTAAGGATATTGCTGACCTGCTACACCTTAGTCATAAAATGTCGATGGATTTGCTGGACCGCGAAATCCAACTTGAAAAACTGCGCCAAGGCCCAAGCGGCCCACAAAAGCAAGTTAACGTCCAAATCAACGAAGGCTTAGACGGGTCAAAGTATTCACAATTGGTGAGTAGACTTATAAGTGGCGAGGGTGTTTAATGCTGACCATATCTCGAGCAGACGTAGAGTGTGATGCAATTGTTGATTTCTCACCCACCACACGGTTTATTAAACTGCCGATTACCAACTACCTTAAACTACTAGGCATCTACGACACCATAAACCGACCCCAAATTGCACTAATCAATGCTGTCAACGACCCCAAGTACCGTTTTGTGTGTGCTGCGCTGGCCCGGCGCCTGGGCAAAACTTACATAGCCAACGTGGTAGGTCAATTGGTATCACTGGTACCTGGGTCTAACGTCTTAATCATGTCGCCTAACTATAACTTGTCAGGCATTTCGTTTGAACTGCAACGCCGGTTGATCAAACACTTTGACTTAGAAGTTGCGCGTGATAACTTAAAGGATAAAATCATTGAACTGGAAAACGGTTCAACGATTCGTATGGGCTCGCTGTCAACCGTGGATAGTTGCGTTGGCCGATCGTATGACTTGATTATTTTTGACGAAGCTGCACTGGGTAGTGATGGCGAAGCAGCCTTTAACGTTGCGCTACGTCCTACCCTAGACAAGCCTGGTAGTAAAGCAATTTTTATTTCCACACCGCGTGGCCGCAACAACTGGTTTAGTCAATTTTATCAACGTGGGTTTGATCCTAACTTTCCAGAATGGATTAGCTTACAAGCGGACTATTCGGAAAATACTCGTATGGCTGAGTCGGATGTTGCCGAAGCACGCAGGTCGATGAGTAAAGCAGAATTTGAACAAGAATACTTGGCTTCATTTACCGTGTTTGAGGGTCAGATTTATTCGCTGGCACCTAGTGATGTAATGGAACCGCCTATAAACTTGCTTGGTGAAGCCATAGCTGGCTGCGACCCTGGTTATCGTGACTACACAGCTTTTGTGGTAATCATCTACGACCAAACAACTGATTGGTTTTGGATTGTTGACGAGTACTTGCAAAACGAAGCTACTACTGCCGAACACGCCGAAGCATTTAAAACCATGTGTGGTCGTTGGGGTGTGGAAACCATTTTTATTGACTCGGCTGCAGCACAGTTTGCCTCAGACCTAGCATACATCTACGACTTGGCGTCAACCAAAGCCAAAAAAGATGTACTGCCTGGTATTGCGTACGTGCAAACACTAGTAGCCCAAGGCCGCTTAAAAGTAGCACCGCACTGCACACACTCACTGGCAGTGTTTGACCAGTATCGTTGGGATAATAAAGAAGGTTTACAAAAAGAACGTCCCAAGCATGATGAGTACTCCCACATGGCCGATGCTATTCGCTATGCCTTGTATACATATACACTGTAAACGGTATTGTACTTAATATTCTATTATACACGAGTTTGGCTGAGTGTTCAAGTACAAACACGCTACCTGCAACATAAATTCTGGTATTGACTTTTTGTTGCATACCTTGTATAATACTAGTAATCTCAAGAAGGTCCAAATAAAAAATGGCCAAGAACACAAACAAACGTATTCCTGTAAAGTGGGTACGTGATCGTGCCAAGGCGGCATACGATAAAAAATCGCAGTGTTTTATTTGCGATACTACAAAAGACTTAGAGCTTCACCACCTACACTCAATTACAATACTACTAGAAACGTGGGCTGCGCGCAAAGGTTACGACATATCAACAGACGAAGGCATTTTAGCTGTTCGTGATGAATTTATTGATGAGCATCGAATAGAGTTATATGACAAAGTTTACACCCTTTGTAATCCGCATCATGTAGCGCTGCACTCGATTTATGGAAAAGCTCCAGCAGTAGGTTCCGAACCAAAACAGCAGCACTGGATTGAAACACAGCGCACAAAGCACGTTCATGGTGATAAAGCCGTTCCCCAAAGCACACACAACTCATTTTTCTCGCGGTTTATTTAAGGGCAAACATGAGTTGGATAACAAAATCATCTAGCTGGATTCGTGAAAAACTGAATCCGGCTCAAGTGCGTATTGCACAAGAAGAAGGCACACAAGTTGGCACTGATTCGAAAATCAGTTACTTTCAAAGCTTTCAAAAATTAGAGTCAGTTAACCGTTCAGTAAGTTTACTGGTTAACTCAGCGGCTTCACTAGACTACGATATAAAAGACAAAGTACACGACGGAGTTGTCACAGGCGTTCGCCAAAAAACACTAAACACGCTGTTGAACTTTCGTCCAAATCCTTATCAGTCAGCACAAGATTTTCGCAGTTCGCTTTTTACTGATTTCGTCATAGAAGGCAACGCATTTGTACACTTTGATGGTACGTTTATGTACCACCTGCCAGCCAGCAAAGTGGAGATCATGACCGACGAAAAAACCTTTATCAAGGGTTTTCGCTACAATGGCATGGTAGACTTCAAAGAGTCTGAAGTTTTCTACTTCCGCGATTTAAGTTCAGAATCTATTTATCGCGGTGCAAGCCGACTGCAAGCAGCAGACAGGTCAATTAATTTGCTTTACTCAATGCAGCAGTTTCAAGAAAACTTCTTTGACAACGGTGCTGTGTTTGGTTTAGTACTAACAACTGACAACACACTGTCACAAGTTGCAAAAGAAAAAACAATTCAATACTGGCTGCAAAAGTACAACGTTAAAAACGGCGGCAAGCGCCCAGTTATTTTGGATTCGGGACTAAAGCCACATCAATTGGCCGAAACCAATTTCAAAGACATGGATTTTGATACGTCAATTAAAACCCATGGTGAAAAAATAATGCAAGCTATTGGTGTCCCACCAATCTTGTTGCAAGGTGGCAATAACGCAAACATTTCGCCTAACCTAAGACTATTCTACTTAGAAACAGTACTGCCAATAAACCGCAAGTTTATTAGTGCTGTTGAACGCTACTTTGGCTACGACGTTGAAGCTATTACCAGCTCCGTTTCAGCACTACAACCAGAATTAAAAGACATTGCCGCTTACCACGCAACATTAGTAAATGGTGGTATTATTAGTCCAAACGAAGCTCGTGTAGAGTTGCGTTATGAACCAAAGCCTGGCAGTGATGATTTACGAATTCCTGCAAATATTGCAGGTTCAGCCGCAAATCCTAGCACTGGAGGACGTCCCGCCTCCGCTCAGGAATAACACAAAGGGGTATTATGGTAGATAAAAATAAAGTCCTGTTTTTAAACAGTTCTTTTACAAAGAGCACTCTACCTGCCGCAGACGACAACAACGAAAGCGTAACTATCGAAGGTTATGCATCCACTGTTGACGTTGATAGACACGGTGATATTGTTCCTGCCAGCGTGTGGGAAAAGGGCGTAGAGAATTACTTGAAAAATCCAGTAATTCTAGCGTACCACAATCACAGTGAACCTATTGGCAGGATGATTGAGCATCGCGTTGACGCAAAAGGTTTGTGGATAAAAGCACGGATTTCTAAAGCGGCTGGAGATGTTTACGATCTTGTAAAAGACGGCGTGCTAACCGCCTTTAGCATTGGTTTCCGTATCGCTGATGCGGAATATAATTCAGCCTTAGAGCTGTTTGTTGTAAAAGAACTGGAACTGCACGAAATCTCAGTTGTGTCTGTGCCAGCTAATCAAAATACACTATTTAGTCTTTCTAAGGCGTTTGACACAGCCGAAGAATTTAAAAGTTTCAAAATGCAATTTGCTAACCCAAGCGACTCAGCTAAAGGGCTAGAAGCCTCCGGCGAAGCAAAAAGCGATATCACAAAGGAATTGGAAATGACTCCAGAACAAGTACAAAAAATGTTGGCTGACGCTGCTACTGCTGCCGCCGAACAAGCCACTAAGTCCCTGCTAGAAGCACAAGAAAAGGCTGCTAAAGAAAAAGCTGCCGCTGCTGCAACTCAGGCTGAACTAGATGCAAAAATCAAAGCTGCTGTTGCTCTAGCAACACCAACTACAACTGGTGCAGAAGCACTATTGGCTGAAGTTGAGAAGCGTTTCGCTGCTCAAGCTGAAGAAACTAAGTCTGTTGTTGCAGGCCTAGAAGCTAGCCTAAAGGAAAAGGCTGCTGAACTAGAAGCTATCCAAAAGTCACGTATGCAATTCACAGACGGCAAAGCCGGTGAAATGTCTTACGCCGACAAGGAAAAGGCTGTTATCCTAGCTAAAATGGCTGGTAAGAGCTTAGCTGACACTAAGTTTGGTCGTGAAATGGTACAAAAGTACGGTGCTCACCTACCAAGCGACACATGGGAACTAGAAGTTTCTCTAAACATGGAAAACGAAGTTCGCCGTCGTTTAGTTGTTGCTCCTACCCTACGTGGCATTGCAATGCAAACTAACGTTATGACTATTCCTGTGAACCCAGAAGCTGGTGTTGCAACATGGATGGCTAACTCAGCATTTGGTACAACAGCTTCCGCTGGTACTACAGCAACACACGCGCTAAAAGAAATTACTCTAAACGCGTACAAAGTTGCAACAAACGAATACGTTGCCTACGAAGAAGAAGAAGACAGCCTAGTTGCTATTATGCCTGTTATTCGTGATGCTATGGTTCGCCGTGTTGCTCGCGCAGTTGATCGCGCTATGCTACGTGGTGCAGGTTCCGGTAGCGACCCAGTTAAAGGTCTAGCAGCATACGACGCAGTAAGCGCTGTTACACTAGATATCAGCAATGCTGAAAAGACTACTGTTGCTAAGCTACAAGCTATGCGTCGTGACCTAGGTGCATGGGGTCTAGATCCAGCAGAACTAGTTTACATCGTAAGCACAGAAGGTTACTACGACCTACTAGAAGACACCAACTTCCTAACAGTTGACAAAGTTGGTAACGACAGAGCCACTCTGTTAACCGGTCAAATCGGTGCAATCGGTAACACACCAGTTCTTGTAAGTGCTGAATTTGCTGACAAGGCTGACGGTGCTGTTAACGCAATCTGCTTTGCACCAGGTAACTTCTTGGTTGGTAATCAGCGTGGTCTACGTGTAGACACACAAGACTTAGTAGAGACACAACGCCGTGTTATGGTAGCTAGCCTACGTACCGGTATGACTCAAGTTACAACTAACCTAGGACCAGCAGTTTCTGCCCTACGTTTTGTACCTTAATTAATTTGACAAGGAACGAAAGTTCCTTGTCTTTTAATACGATTCTCAGAGTCGTATTAAAAGACAATAATATGCCTATGCATTAAAAGGAGCCCTGTACATGGCAGTAACACAACTGATAACTAAAGCAGAGTATAAGGCGTATGCAGGTATTACTTCTACAAATCAAGACACAGAAATAGATACGCTAATTCCAAAAGTATCTCAACTAGTAAAAAGCTACTGCCGCAGATCTTTTGGCGATTTTGCCAACGACGCAAAAATCGAAGTATTCAACGGCGGTGACACAAAGTACTACTTAAAAGAGTACCCGCTACTAACACTGCTGTCACTAGAATACAGCACTGACTACGGTCAAAATTACGTGTCTCTGGAAGAATTCAAAGACTTTGTTACAGATTTGCAAGAAGGCAGCGTTGTTAGCTTAGATCCAAAAGGGTTTGTTTATGCTATCAATGGTTACACTGTTACTTACACAGCTGGATATGCTGTAATACCTGAAGATTTAAAACTTGCAGTAATGGACTTAGTTACTTATTACCGCAAAAATGACGCTGCAATTCACTCAACAAAAGCGCCTGGCACTAATGCCGTGCAAATAGAATATATTTCAACTACTACCCTGCCAGCACATATTCGCAGAGTATTAGACCTATACGTAGCGGATTATACATAATGGCTATCGAGCAGTTTAGTGCGTTACTTCAAGACAAAGTATATAAAGACTGGCTCAAAAAAGCAAACAAAAATATTGTAACAGCAAGCGCACAAACTTTGCGTACTAAAGAACAAGCTGCTTCAAAAACCAGTTTTTATATAACCGAAGGTACTGTACAAAAAATGTACAAAACCATTACCGGTATTGATTTAGACAGCCTTGAAGCTTCACTGTTACTGGAAGAAATTAGACTTCCTACTGCTGCAAATGCTGATAGGTCACTGGTTGGTACTACTAAAAAAGTTGGCGGTCAAAATGCGGTATTCTTTAAAAATATTGGTTTTGACACAATTACAACCAAATTAAATCAAGCACTTGCTTTATACCCAGAAGTAGCACTGGCTTATGAAGAGGCTGAGCAAAAATATTATGATACTCAGTCTAAATTAGTTACTTCAAGCAAAGAGTATCAAACACTAAAGCCTAGCGAAAAACAACAAAAGTTAGACGAGATTAGTAAAGAAGCCAAGCGTAGAGCTTCTTTTGGTTTTTACTTTAACAAAGGTCACGTAGTAAGCGTGGCAGCAAACTTAGCAAGACAGTTTAAGCAAGATATAGAAAAGGCTAATAAGCTAGCCGATAGTCAGCGCAAATTATTGGTTGATGTACTAGACAAGTACATCAATAAACTAATACAAGATGACTTAAACACTGCCAATTTACCCGATGCATTAAACCAAACACTTTATGCCGAGTATATTAAAAGCAGTGACAAGTACTTAGTAGAAATTCAAGTAGCTACTGACAACATCGAAGCTGGTGCTTCCAGTATACCTATTGTTAAAGAATTACGTGATTTATTTTCTGGCAAAATACCAGAACAAGCATTACTAGAAACACTAAAGTCTTCTAAAGCCCTAGGCGAAGCCTTAGTAACAACCGATGGTTCACCAAGTTTAGTAAAGCTAATAGAAGCAGACATTGTAGACATTTTATCTAACAATAAACCTAGCAAAAAGGTTTATAAGTCGCCAAGAGCAGAAATTGGATCTAACTCGCTGAAGCTAGCTAAGCCAAAAAAGAATACGGCTAAGATAGGAAAACTAAAGCAGTTAAAAAATAAAACTGCATCGGTTAAAGCAAACCCTAAAGCGGTGCAAGTTGGTTTAGCAGACAGCGAAGCTAATTTGGTTTCACTGCAAAATGTTTTAAACGCAGGACTAGTTGACGCCGTAAAAAGAAACATGGGCGACGGCACAAGCCGAAGCGTACTAAACCTGCAATCAGGAAGATTTGCAGAAAGCGTAGAAGTGGTTAGGCTAAGCGAAAGCCGGGCCGGTATGATAACCGCTTTTTACAGTTACATGAAAAACCCATACGCAACCTTCTCACAAGGCGGTCGTCAGCAAAATCCACGGTCACGAGACCCTAAACTGCTGATAAGCAAATCAATTCGTGAAATCGCCACACAACAAGTCGGCAATCGTTTAAGGGCCGTTAACATATGAGTCGAAGAACTTCAATTTTAAACGCACTAACAGAAAAGCTAAAGTTAATAGACGGCAACCAACCTTATCAAGTAAACTTAAGTGGCAATGCGTATGCAAAACTAAAGTTCTGGGACGAAGTCGAAGACTTTCCGGCTGTGTACTGCACACCAGGCAGCGAACAGCGCGAGTATCATCCAGGTGGATTTGCTTGGGGTTACTTGGGTTTGTGCATAAAAGTTTATTGTCGCGGTGAAGAAGCGCAACTACAGCTAGAGCAGTTGCTGGAAGACATAGAGCACTGTGTAGATCGTAACCGTGTGCTTGTATACGACACAGCGAAAAACTACGAAACAACTGAAATATTAGTTCAGTCAATTGTAACCGACGAAGGGCTATTAGCACCTTATGCAGTCGGAGAAGTTAACTTACAAGTGCGCTATGCCATAATGTAAGCCCCAGCGTTACAGCAACAGCAACAGATAAAAGTCTAGTTAAAGTGCTACAACGCCAAACTAAAAAAGGAAATGAAATATGTCATTTAATTTAATTCGTAATAGTCGCGTATTTTTCACGACTAACGTAAATGCTGAAACAGGTGTAGTAGCTGCAAGTGGTTTTTTACCAGCAAACACTCGCGAAATCCAAGTATTGGACGGTTTCTCATTCTCACAAAACACAACAGCTGAAACTGTTACACTAACCGAAGCAGGTGCAGCACCAGTTCGTGGTCAGCGTAGCTTTAACACAGCACTTGAGCCAGTTGATTTCTCAATGTCAACTTATATGCGTCCTGCTGATGGTGGTACAAACATTACTGCTGAAGAATCAGTACTGTGGAACGCACTATTTGCAACAGCCCCTATTGGTGGCAGTGGAGCAGCTTGGACTGAAGGCGTAACAAACTGCGTATTAACAGCAGGTAACTCACAGTCACACCAACTACAAAAGTTTGGTTTGATTATTGTTATTGACGGCGTGTCTTACATTATCGACAACTGTGCTCTTGACTCAGCTACTGTTGACTTTGGCTTAGACGCTATTGCTATGGTTGCTTGGGCTGGTAAGGGTTCTATCCTACGTCAGATTGCTGGTTTAACTGCTACTACAGGTGGCACAGTTACATTTGGTGGTGGACTAACCGGAACTGCCAAAGGCAAAAATACAGCTGCACCGTTTATTGCTAACAAACTAAGCACACTAACCCTGAAGAAGGAAATTGACGGCACAGGCGCTACTTTCAACGTAGCAATTACTGGTGGTTCACTAACAATCGCCAATAACCTAACTTACTTAACACCAGCTAACCTAGGCGTTGTTAACCGTCCGTTTACTTACTTTACAGGTACTCGCGCTATTACAGGTACACTAAACTGCTACCTACGTGCAGGAAGCTCAAACTCAGCAGGACTACTAGCAGATATGTTAGCAGGTTCTACAACTGATGTTGACCCAGCTTTCTCTGTGCAAGTTGAAGTTGGTGGCGTTGCAAATGCAACACGCGTTGAGTTTGAAATGCCAGCTGCTGTGTTGACAATTCCAACAGTTGCAACTGAACAAGTTATTTCAACAACAATTAACTTTACAGCTCAAGGTAGTTCCGCAGGAGCTTTTGAGATTGGTGAAGCAAACGAATTAGAAGTTCGTTACTTTACAACTAACGCAACTTAATAAGCGTTATTTTTCAAGGTACCGGCTGATCCCCGGTACCGCTTTTTTCCTTGTTTGATAACCATAAATATTACATATGTCAATTTCCTTAAAAAACTTGTTAGTTCCTTCAAAATCTCTTGAGGTAGAATACCCAGGGATGCCGGACTTTAAAATTCAGATTGCTTTCTTGTCACGCGAAACGCTGCAAACAATCCGTAAAAAGTCTACAAAAACCAGCTTTAAAAATCGTCAACCAGTAGAAGAGCTAAACGACGAACTATTCTTAGAACTATATGTCAAGAATGCAGTTAAAGGTTGGAGTGGTTTAAAGCTTAAGTACTTAGAGCAGTTAGCTCCTGTTGACTTAAGTGGTCAAGACGCAGATGCAGAGTTAGAATACTCAGAAGAAAATGCACTGTACTTGATGAAGAATTCAACAAACTTTGACAGCTTTGTAAGTGAGCAGGTAACAGACCTGGGAAACTTTTCAGCGAGCAAATAACTCTAGTACGTGATCAGCTTCGCAGGTATTTTCAAAATGCGGATGTTCGCATGACAAAGGACAGTTACTTTGAAATGTGCGAAATGATGGGCCATGAACCCATTGAAGAAGAAATACCGGTTGAAGTCTCCGACTTTCCAGACTTAGTTCAGCAGTGTTTTATAATCTATGGAATACTTGCTGATAACTGGGATTCCATGGGCGGCGGGTACATGGGTAAAGACTATTCCATAGTTTTTAACTTGTTCCAAGTATATAATATAACTGAAGCCGAAGAAATCTTACTTTGTTTAGATTTTCTTCAACACATGGACGGAGTACGTCAAAAGTTAATTGCCGAAAAAATAAAAGCAAAAAGCCCGCAGCAGTAAAGTGCTTGCGGGCTTTTTTGTAGCTAAAAAAATTTGGTTTGACAAATTGTTGCCTGTGTGCTATAATCGTGTTAACTATAAATCCCATTTTTGATTTTAAACCTGGGAAGGTGTACAGCTATTAGGAGAACAAATGGCAACACAAAATGTAAATATTGGCATTAACGTAAGTGACAACGGAACCGCCAAAAAAGTTGTAAAAAGCTTTCAAGAAATAACTCAAGCTGCCACACAAGCTCAACGTGCTGCACAAGGTATTAATGCACCCGGTGGTGGAACAGGTGGTTCACGTATGGTAGCCGCACGTAGTGCACCTACTGGCTCACAGCGTATGATGGACAATGAAAGCTATGGTAGTGCGCGTGGTACTGCTGGCTTAACTGGTGCTAGTGCTCGTGACTTTGCAAACCAAGCACAGGGTCTTGGTGGATTAGTTCGTCTATACGCTACTTATGCCGCTAACGTATTCGCGGTTAGTGCTGCTTTTACTGCGCTAAGTAACGCAATGGATACTACCAATATGATCAGAGGTCTTGATCAGTTGGGAGCAGCTACTGGTCGTAATCTAGGTGGTTTAAGTAAGCGACTAGTAGAAATTACCGATGGCGCAATTAGTTTCAAAGACAGCATGGATGCTGTTGCTAAAACAACCAGTGCTGGTATGGCATCCAGAGATGTAGAGCGTTTAGCTATGGTAGCTAAAAACGCTAGCTTGGCCTTGGGCGTAGCAATGCCTGACGCTATGAATAGACTTAGTCGTGGTATTACAAAACTAGAACCCGAACTATTGGACGAACTTGGTATTTTTACTAAGATTGATCCAGCTGTGCAAGCCTACAGCCGAGCAGTAGGTAAAGCGGCTAGCCAACTAACGGACTTTGAACGTCGTCAAGCCTTTGCTAATGCCGTTTTGTTAGAAGGTGAAGCAAAGTTTGGAGAACTAGCTACAGCAGCAGTTAACCCTTACGATACTTTACTGGCTAGCTTAAAGAACGTAACACAACAAGCGTTGGAAGTAGTCAACAAAGTACTAACTCCAATGGTAAGCCTACTTGCTTCTAGCCCAGGTGCGTTAGCAGGTGCACTAGCTGTATTAGGTACGGTACTTTTACGCCAAGCAATACCAGCACTAACAGAATTTAAAGCCGGACTAGCTAGTGCGGCAGATACTGCTACTGACTTAGCTAAAAGCAAGGCAGAAGACGCCAAAGCCGCACGTGCCCGTATTGACAAAGATATTCTTGCTGAAGTAGAATTACGAGCAGCCAAAGAAATTGACGCCGTAGATGCGGCTGAAGAAAAAATCAGAAAGCTACGTAAAGCTGGCTACAAGCAAGACAGCCTTGCCGCAAAACTACTAGCGCAAGACTTAGATGATATTCGCAACGAAGATTTAGCTAAGCAAGAGCGCGTAGCTAAAAGACTAGAAAGCCGAGCAAAACGCTTAGCAGACGATCCTACCACAGATCCTCAAGCATTACGAAATGCTCAAAGAGCAGCAGAAGCAAACCGAGAAGTAGTTACAACACTTACTGCTGCTAAAGCTGCACAACAAGATTATTTTGACACAGAAAAGCGTATTATTACGCAAACTGAAACGGCTGCAAAAGGCCGTAGTATTTATGGTTTAACAATCCAAGCATCTTTAAATGCACAAGATGCAGCCACAAAGAAAAATATTGTAAGCAACGCAGCTTATAACGCTAGTTTGATTGGTATGACAGGTGCGTTCCGATTAATGAACGCAGAAATTGCAAAAAGCGGTTTAGTATTAAACTTTTTCCAATTAGGTTTGTTAAAAGCCAAAGCTGGCGTAGCTATGCTTATTGGTGTATTAGGTACACTAAGTGCTGTAGTTAATGGTGCTCTTGGTGCTCTTGGATTAGTTGCAGCCGTAGTAGGTGTACTTGATTCGGTATTTTCTAAGGGATCTAAAGAACTAGATAACTTTAACAGCGTGTTAACAAAAGTTGATGACGCTGCAGCTAATGCTGCCCGTACATTGGCTCACTTAGATAAAAAAGGCGGATACGCCAGCGCTACTATTGATGGTATTAGTGCTATGGCCAATGCTTTTGTAGAATTAGCTAGCTCTGCAAAAGAAGCCGTAGATTCCGCCACCCTAGCTCTAGCAAAAATGAGCACGTGGGACAGAATCAAAGATAATATATTTGGTTTCTTTGGCGGTGGTGTTGCTAACAATCTGGCAAAAGCACTAACTAAAGACGTTACATCGGCTTTAGACTTATTAACAAAAGCTGGACTTGACAAAGAAGCTCGCGAAAAGTTTAAGGCAATTTTAGGTGTTGACTCCTTAGATACAGAATCCGTTAACAAGGCGATCTTAAAATTATCTGACTCAGCAAAAAATAACTTGGTAACTGCATTAAGTGAAGCAAACGTTGCACTTAATAATTCCCAGTCTAGACTACAGTCATTTAAAGCAGCCACTGAAGGAACAACAAAAGCTTATCAAGACTTCATCGTTTCTACTGCTAATACGAACCCAATCTTTAGAGTTGGCTCAAACCTAGAGAATCTTGGAAAAACCATGGAAACTCTTGCCACAGGAAGTATCCAAGAAATGGAAGCGGCAATGATTTCTTTAGCGGAATCGCCGCAGCAAGGTTTACTATTTGGCGGTGATTTTAGTAGTCAACTAGTTGCTTTACGAAAAGGTTTCCTAGATCAAAAAGCTGCAGTTACTGCATACGAAAATCAATTAAAAGAGCTAGATAAACAAATTGAAGTAACTTCCGCAAGAATGGATGAATTACGAGAAGGTACTCAAGCTAGAACTCTTGCAGGAATGGAATTGTCACAACTTAAAAAGGATCGTGACTTTTTATCTAAAGAAATAAACTTATTACCTCGTGAAAAGATAGCTGAAGCACGTGATCTTTTTAACAAGGGTATGGACAATGCTTTTAAAGAGGGCTCTCGTTTAATTAGTGTGGGTCTAGGGCAAGCAGCTGAAAAAGCGGCCTTAACAATTGCCAAAGCTAATCTTGGTGGCTTAACAGGCGAACAGTTAGCTAGAGAACAACTTGCTTTAAATAAAAGAGATATTGAAATCCAGATACGTGCAATTGATACTAGTATTGGTTTAATACTTTCTCAAGAAAGATTACGCGTAAGTATCGAAGAATCAAATGCTGCAGCTAACTTAGCACAAGCTAAAAGCGATAAGAGACCGCAAGAAGTAATAGAAAGACTAGAAGCAGCACTGCTAGCATCACGTGGAATGTCCGCACTTCTAGGTCAATCAGGTACCCCAAATCTTACTGGTAGTGATAGTAATTTGGCTGCACGCGCTGGTGTAGAAGGCAATGCTGATGCACTTAGAATTTTAAAAAATCAAGTCTTAACTTTACGTGCACAACTTGGTGCACAACTTGCCTCACGTACTGAACAAGCCGGAGCTATGGAAGCCGCAGATATTACCGGTCAACGTGCAATACGTCAGGGACAATTACAAGATCTTGAAAGAACACAAAATCTTCAGCAAGCAATTCAAAAAGAAGAATTAACAAGACTTGGTATTGTTAATTCTATAGCAGGCGTATCTTCAAGAGATTTTACTCTACAACAAAATGTTCTTGAAACTGCCCAGTTAATCAATCGCCAAAAACAAGAACAGCAGACCGCTGATCTGGCTATAGAAATTGCCAACGAAGGCGTTGCAAAGCAAAAACAAATAGAGTATAAACGTCTTATTACCTTAAGACAGCAAGATGAACTTCGTAATCAAAGATTACAAGAGCGACAAAAATTATTACAAGCTGATTTAGATTTTATCGGTAGACGAGCTGAAGCAGAACGTTCTGCCGCTGAATTGCAAAACATACTTGCCCAAACTAGATTAGATGTTTCTGGACAAGAGTTAGCACTATATAGTTCCGCTTACGATATGTCCAAGCAAGTAGTAATTACTCAGCAAACAAATTTAGATATTCAGAAAGCTCAGCTAGAAACTAGTGCGGCGGTTGCTCAAGCAGAAGCTGCACTGCAAGTTAAAAGACAAGAAGCTCAGGCTCGTAAAAACGCTTTAACCGCAGAAGATATTGCTCAAGAAGCAGCTATTAATCTGGAACTAGAACGTCAAACTACGCTTACTGAAAACACCATTGCTGGATTAAGAGCACAAGGTGATGCAAAAACCAATATATTGCAAAAAACTCGTGAAATTAACCTAGAACAAGAACGCTATAATTTGCTATTAGAAAACAGCGGAAGATTAGCAGAAAGTTTAGGTACTATATTTGGTGATGTTGGAAGCAAGTTAGGTTCGTTAACAGAATTATTAACTAAAATTGCTATATCTACTGAGCAGGGTTCAAAAGCCTTGGAAAAGATTGGTAAAGATGCAGATGCTGCTTGGAGTTCTGGTAATATTGACCAAGCCATTCAACTAGAAAAAGATTACGAAGTACAAAAGAAAAAGAACGTTAGAACAGAATTAGACGGCAACATAAAAGCAATTAGCAGTACAAAAAATGTTTTCAAAGAAAAGACCTTTGCTTACAAAGCACTGGAAAAAGTTGAAAAGGTAATGCACATTTTCAGAATGACTTCTATGATAAAAGAAGTTGCTATGGACATTTGGAAAACAGGCAAAAGTGTAGCAAATAGTGCGATTCGTATTGGCAAAGCTGTAATAGAAGCAGGCGTAGACGGAGTCAAAGCTGTAGTTAAAGCTATTTCTAGTATGCCATTTCCGCTTAATATTGCTGCGGGTGCGGCAACTGCCGCAGTTGTTAGTGGACTGTTAAGTCAAATCGGTGGTAAGGGTCCTAATTCCGGAGGTGGTGGAGGTAGTTTTGCACCAAGTGCAGAACAGCGCCAAGAAACTCAAGGCACTGCAATGGGTTACAATTCTAGCGGTGCCAAAATTCAAGTACGACGCGGAATATTTGGTGACACAGACGCTAAATCGGAGTCAATTGCTAACTCACTAGTGATTCTAAAGGAAAATTCTGTAGACGGTTTAAGCTACAACAACCGCATGGTTGATTTGCTGGCTAGTATTGATCGTGGTATTAATAATACTGCCAAAGGTCTATACGGTATTCAAGGCTTACGTTCAGGAAGCATGTTTGGTACTGTAACAGGATCTCAAACCGGTGGTGGATTTTTAGGCACCGGACTGTTTGGTAGTAAAACTTCGCGTAGTATTACCGACAGTGGTTTAATAATCGAAGGCACATTTGCACAATTAGCCAGCGATACTAACAAAGCAGTTATTGACTTTTTTGAGCAAGTAACTGTATCCAAGAGATCGTGGTATGGCAAAACCCGCACCTGGGTTGAAACGCAGCGAACAGAAATTGACGATGCTACTTCAGAATTTTTCCAAGATATTTTCAGTAACGCTACTGAATTATTTATTGAAGTTGGAGCCAAAGCAGGTGTTGATGCCAGTGCAATTAACCAAATTCTTGGCGGCATGGATGTTGGAAAGAACTTTACAAGTTTGCGCGGTTTAAAAGGTGAAGACTTTGAAAGGGAACTAAGCGCCGTTATCGGCACTGTACTAGACGACGCAGCTTCTGCAATATTTAAAAGTTTTGAAGGTTTTGCTAAATTTGGCGAAGGTATGCTGGAAACAGTAGTGCGTGTTGTAGACACAAATACCAAAATAAACCAACAAATTAAAAATATTGGCATAGATTCTACTGGGTTAAGTTTTGCAATAACTGAAACACTAGCTGAATTAGCTGGTGGCTTAGACAAATTCTTAGATCAATCTAACTTCTTCCGTGAAAACTTTTTAACTGAAGCCGAACGCTTGGCTCCAATTCAAAAAGCAGTAACAGCTGAAATGGCTAGACTGGGTTACTCAACTGTTGACACTCGTGAAGAGTTTAAACAATTAGTACAAAGCTTAGATCTAACTACCGACGCCGGTCGACAAAACTACCAAGCACTAATGAATGTTGCTGATGGTTTTATAAAGGTAACAGCAGAAGCAGCTAAGCAAGCAGAGGAAGCTTCCAAACTAGCACAACAAGAAGCTGACGAGCGCAAAAACTTAGAGCAAAAATTATTTGAATTAACAGCAACACGCGAGCAATTGCGTGAACGTGAACTAGAAGGTTTGTTTGCTGGCAATCGCGAATTACAACGTGAAATTTGGTTAAGAGAAGATCAAGTTAATGCTGCAAAAGCATTACAAGCAAATTTAAAAGCTGTAACAAATACTATTAAGTCACAAGTACTAGCTCTTAAAGACTATAAAACTTCATTATTAAGTGGAGCCAATTCTACACTAACCGCTACTCAGCAATATCGTTTAGCTAAGTCAGAAGTAGAAGGTTTAGTAGCCACTATTAGTAAGACAGCTACTACTCCAGAAGAAATAGAAGCTCGTAATATTGCATTAGGAAAACTAAGTTCAGTTAGCGATAAATTCTTGAACCAATCACGAAGTTTATTTGCTAGCGGCGCGCAGTATACAACTGACTTTAATACTATAATGAGTATTATTAACTCAGTTAGTGGCAGTTTAGAAAACCAGTTAACTGATGCTGAAAAGCAATTAGGAGCATTAGAAACTTCTAATAGCTATCTACAAAGTATTGATTCAGCAAGTAAAACTACTGCACAACTATTGCAAGCATATTTAAATTTAGGCGGAACACCAATTACTACTCCAGGTTTTGCAGTTGGCACTAACTTCGTGCCGCAAGACATGGTTGCTCAAATCCATCGCGGCGAGCGTATTATTCCTGCTGCAGATAATTTGGAATTGATGTCGAGCATTGGCAATCGTAATAGAACCAATGAAGTACTAGTACTAGAAATCAAGAAACTAAATCAAAAAATACAGTCACTAGAGCAAACTGTGGCACAAGGTGCTACTATGAATGCTCAAGCAACTGATCGCAATACAGCAGAAATTGCTCAAGCTGTTGTTGATAGTTCGGGCAAAGCTATACAAGCTAATAGGCTGCAGGCCAAAGCTGGTATAAGGTAAGTGTAATAAGTGCCAAGCATGCTTGGCACTTATTTTATAAGGGTACGTATGTCAAATCTAAGAATAATTTATAATAATGCGGCAGATATTGCAACTATAACAGCTAGTACTACTGCTGCAGGTTTTAGTGTAAATAATTTAAAGAGTACGCAAAAAACCCAAGTACATCGTAGTACTGGTAACACAGTAGCTTATACACTAACTTGGAATACTGCTCAAAAAATAAGTGCAGTAGCTTTACCTGCTACTAATTTAATAGCTGGAGCTACTATACGTGTACAAGCGTATACAGAGCTTTCAGATACAGATGTAATTGCAGATACAGGTAATTTAACGGCCTGTAGAAATCGTCCTAATATATTTGAAAACACAGCTGGCACACCTACTTACGTAGATTTTGGTTTTGGCGGAGCTACAAAAACCAGTGTATGGCTAACACGAGTACTTACAGTAAAGAAACTAGTTATAACCATAACTAATGCACATATTATTGACTGTTCAAGAATTGTGTGTGGTACATATTGGGAAAGTTCGCGACAAGCAAGTAACGGCATTACATTGGATTTTTCCGATCCAAGTGAAGTAATTACTACTCGCAGCGGTAATACTTATGTAGACAGAAAACCTATTTCAGACTCTATGAATCTAAATTTAGAGTATATATCAGATAAAGACCGTATTGAATTACTAGATATAATGAGAAAGCTAGGCTCTAGTGGTTTAATTTATTTATGTGTATTTCCAGACAACACAAATCCAGAAATAACACAAGCTTATAGCATATACGGTAGAAGTCAAAGTAATAGCGTTCAATATCAGTTGTATAGTCTATACAATACTAACCTTATTCTTAATAGTTGGTAATAATGAAAACAGTACAAGATATAGTAACTTGGTTAAACACGCAAGAACATATTAAATGTATTTTGGTAGATATTTCCGAAATAGGTAATTCTCCAGAATCTGAACTATACTTGTCAAGTATGCCTTATACTTATGACAATAAAGTTTATAATGCCATAGTAACAGGCGGGCTTAGTTTCTCTGAATCATTGAGCATAGATGGATCTCCAAGCATGGGATACGGAAGCTTGGAAATAACTAATGTTGGTGGTATATACGATGCCTACATAAGTTATGTGTGGAATAAGCGCCCTATAAAAATATACTTAGGCGACCCTACTTGGGCAAAGTCCGATTTTATACTAATTTTTGACGGACTAATACAAGAGCTAACAGCCCCAAACGAGTCCAGCCTAAGTTTTAGTGTATTTGATAAACTACAACGTTTAAATAATCCACTAAGTGAGAAAACATTAAAAAATACCAACTACTCACAGAATACACAAGACAATGTGTTACCACTACTTTTTGGTGAATGTTTTAACGTAACCCCGCTACTCGTAGACAACGGCAGTACCAATAATGGTGGTCAAGTTTATATGTTGCACGATGGCGCCATTGCTGGCATTGTTGAAGTGCGTGATAATGGTATACCAATTGCAGTTGAGCCGAATTTAGCTACCGGCACTTTTGAGCTGCTTACTCAACCTTATGGGACAATAACCTGTAGTGCACAAGGCGATACGCCTTATACCAACACGGTATCTGGAATAGTGCAAAAACTAGTTACTGAGTATGGTACAGCTGAAAACAGATTTCAAGTTTCGGAACTTGCATTTGGTGATTTCACCAATACTAGCCCAGTAGGATTATATTGCTCGGAAAGACGCAATGTACTAGAAGTTTGCACAGAGTTAGCAAAAAGTGTTAACGCAAATTTAGTATGCCCTGCTGTTACTGTAAACAACGGTACAGTAACTACCAGTAAACTCAAATTAGTTGAAATAAAGCAAGCAACTGGAACACCGGTTTACTACTTAAATGACAATAATATGCTGGTAGACTCACTGTCTATTAGCGAAATGTTTCCAGTAAAGCCAAGTATTAAACTAGCTTACTGTAAAAATTACACTCCACAAAACACAGTGGCCGCAGGACTAAATCCTGTTAGTAAGTTTGAAGATCCATATATTTTTGTGTCTGCAATAAATGCTGCTGCTAAAACACTTTACCGTGATAGCGGTGACACAGCCGAGGAAGAAACTCTATTAATAGCTACTACAAGTGCTCAATCAGAAGCAAACAAGCGATTACAATTATGGCAGCAACAAAGATTTATTGTTACCGCCAACTATCTACCTGAGTTAATATTTGCCCAGCTAGGTGATGTAGTACAAGTTCAAACATCAAGATTTGGTTTAGCCAATGGTAGACTAGGCATGGTTTATTCAATTACCAGGGATTGGGTAACTGGGTTTGTAACTATAGGAGTTTTAATATAATATGACTACGCCAATTAATGCAAGAGATATAGCCTTGCAACAAACAGTTCCGCGAGTACTTGGTATTGCTAGTAATTATATTACTATAGTATCTCCGAACTTAGAAGCCAGATATGGTGCAGACAATTTACCAGTACCAAGCATATTAGAGTTAACTGTAGTAATGTCTGGGTCTTTGCAAGGTACACCTTACTTTGAAGTTACTGGACTACTACCAAATACACAGTTAACTTTACAAAACAATAAATTACTATTAAATCCACAAACTTTTGCACAAGATTCTGTACTTGTTACTGCCAAATTAGATTTTGAAGGTGTAACCTATACATCTGTACCAGTTACAGCATTTAAAACATTCTCAGCTGTAACTGCTAGACTGTCTAGAAACTTTGATCTAGTACAAGCCGACTCAAACGGTAATAGCTATGTTTTACCAGCAGCTAATTTTTTAGAACTATTTAACGGCACAAACAAGCTAACAGCAGGTGTAACATTTGGTCCACTTACACAAACAAAATTTGGGCTAACCTGCGCTGTTAACAGCACTACCGGACAAATTACACTATCACAAAGCGCCCCCGATACTTGGACCAGTGATTACGAAACATTTACACTAACAGCTACACGTAACTTTGTAGCTTATACAGTCTCATATACAGTTAGCAAGGTTCGTGAAGGTGGAACAGGCATTGACTTAACGCCTCCGCCAACACCCACAGGTTTTACAGCCACTGCAGGTATAAACACAGTATTAATTCAGCATGATCAACCTGTGTATACTCAGGGCAGTGGGCATAGTCACACTGTGCTATACGGCAGGCAGTTTAATACTGGTGATTTAGTTACACCATTTAATTCGGCTGATAAACTAGCAGAGTTTACAGGAACAGTATATACTTTACCAAGTAAGTTTGGTAGTAACTGGCGACTATGGATAAAGTGGGTATCAAAAGACGGTGGTATAACTACCGTACCTGCCGGCGGCACAAATGGTTTAGTAGTACAAACAGGTTTAGTTGGTTCCAGCGATTTATCAGATGCTATTATTACAGCAGCAAAAATTGTTGACGGTTCAATTAACCTAGGTGGTTCAAAAATAACAGGCTTGTTAGCTAATGCAAACATGGCAGTTATTACAGATCCTACAAAGATTGCTGACTCTTTAATTTCAAACACAAAGCTCGCAGCTCTAGCAGTTACTGCTGAAAAAATTGCTTCTGGAGCAATACAACTTACTAAATTTGCAAGTGGTATTGAGCCAGTTACCATTGCTACCGGCTCACTACCAACAACTAAAAGCACGGAAACGCTGACATTTAATGGGAAGCTTTATCGTTGGAATGGTACAGCTTATGTAGCTACAATACCTACCTCAGACTTAACTGGTACTATTACAGATGCACAAGTTGCTGGCCTTGCCGCTTCAAAAATAACAGGACAGTTAACTAATGCACAAATTGCAGATCTTGCAGCTACAAAAGTAACAGGGCAATTAACTAATGCACAGATCGCAGATGTTGCAGCTGCAAAGCTTACTGGACAGATTACCAGTACTCAAATCACCGATGATGCTATTAGCACTCCCAAGCTAGCGGCTGGTGCAATTACAGCTGCAAAGATTGCTGCTAATACGATAGTTGCCAGTAATATTGCTGCTGGAGCTATTACAGCTACAGAAATTGCAACTGGAACTATTACGTCAGCAAAAATAGCGTCTAATACCATAGTTGCCAATAATATTGCGGCTGGAACAATTACAGGTACAGAAATAGCGGCTGGTGCAATTACAGCAGCAAAGATCGCTGCCGGTACAATACAAGCTAGTAATATAGCTGCTGGAACAATCACAGGTGATCGATTACTGGCTAACACAATCACCTCAAGTCAGATTGCAGCAGACACGATTACGGCTGCTCAAATTGCCGCAGGTGCGATAACTGCTTCTGAATTGGCAGCAGGTGCTATTACTGCCGGAAAAATTGCAGCTGGTGCTATTGTTGCTGGTGATGGGGTTATTGGTAATGCTGCAATAACCAGTGCGCTGATTGCCAATCTTGCAGTTGGTTCTGCACAAATAGCTGACTCTGCTATTACTTCAGCTAAAATCGGTGTAGCTTCTATAGGTGCTGCTGCTATCCAAGATTTAGCGGTTACCAACGCAAAAATTGCTAACCTTTCCATTGACAGTGCAAAAATTGCTGATCTGGCCGTAACCAATGCAAAAATTGGCAATCTTGCTGTTGATGACGCCAAGATTTCTAGTTTAAATGCTACTAAGATTACTGCAGGATTTATTAATGCAGACCGTATACAGGCCGGCAGTATTGCAGCAGGTAAATTAAGTGTTACAGATTTATCCGCAGTTAGTTCCAACATGGGAACAATTACTGCAGGTAAAATGCAAAGTGCTGACGGTAGATTTGTTATTGACTTGACCAATAAGTTTATTAGTATAACCGTATAAAAAATACCCAGGACTAAACACCCTGGGTATTTTTTTGCATTGACAATGCCATGCCCTTGTGGTATAATAGTACAAATTCTTTAAAGGTGAGTTAATTTTTACTTGACAAACTTAAAACGGCTTAAAGCTTACTACCACCCTAAACCGTAGCAGGCCGCATATATTATTAAATAATACTAACAGGAGCATCTTTATGCTAAGCAATATAACAGATCAGACAGTACAAGGTCTGGGCATGGTGGCCTTGGCGGTTATAGCGGTTTTTATTGGAGCACAAAAAATCTTAAAAGACTGGCGTAGCACTGCTGCAGAAACAAATGTAATAACCCTTATGCATTCGGAACTAGAACGTATGAGTCAGCAAAATTCACTATTAAGCAATGAGTTAGGTAATTTAAACTCTCAGATAATCAATCTTAGACAAGAACTACATAACTTAACACTAGAAAATCAACGGCTGCATACCGAAGTAGTAACCTTAACAAACGAAGTTAGTAGGTTACAAGCAGTACTGGCTATGGGAGCATAATATGTCATCACCAGTTAGATTAAATTTTCAAATATACCAAGGCGGTACTTTTAAGCAATTGTTACGTTGGGAGTCGGGTACTAAAAACTATGTTCCTATCACAGCTATAACAAAAAGCGCTCCAGTAAGCATAACCGCTGCCAACCACGAAATACCTCCTGGTTGGAGGGTAAAAATAACCAACGTACTGGGTATGAAAGAAATAAACAACCCAGATACTTACTACCAAGCAACAGTTGTAACGGATAACTTAATAGAGTTAAATAGTGTTGTTAGTTTAAACTACTCTACTTATACCAGTGGAGGTATAATTGAGTACAACTTGCCAGTTAACTTAGCTGGATATACTGCCAAGCTAACTCTTGCAGATAGTGTTAATAGCACTGAGCCGCTTTACGAAACAACTTCCGAACAGGGCGGTATAGTTTTAGATAACAACAACCATACAATTACTATAAACATACCTGCAACGGCCACCAAAGATTTTACTTTTTCCAAGGCAGTATATGACCTTAGTTTAAAGCTAGGGTCAGAAATAGTGCCATTTGCAAGCGGTTTAATGTTTTTAACAAAGGGGGCTAGCGTATAATGGAAAGCGTAGTAGTATCCTCAACAGAAGTAGTAGTTATTGAAACAGACACTAGCAATACAGTTACTACTGGAACTTTGCTGGGTGGTGGAACAGGTAACGGTATATCTTCTATTAGCCAGGCAATAGATTTAGACGCCACTGAACTAACTAGTGGTTCAATGCTTGTATATAATGCTATAAATGCACAGTGGAAAGCCACTAAACTGTTGCAGCAACAAACAATAGAGTGTGGTCAGTTCTAAAAGGAATTTATAATGTCTTCAACAATTAAGATAAAAAGATCCGAAGTTGCAGGTAGTCCTGCGGTTTTAGGAGCAGGTGAGCTGGCCTATTCTGCTTTAGCAGACAATGGGTCTAACGGTGGTGATCGCTTATACATTGGTATGGGTATAGAAACTGCAGGAAATGCAGTTAATCGTGTAGTTATTGGTGGTAAGTTTTTCACAGACATGCTGGACCATACACGCGGAGTGCTAACAGCAAACTCTGCACTTGTGGCGGACAGCAATAGAAAACTAGATCAATTACTAGTAGACAATATTGATGTTAATGGTAATACTATTGGTGCTACCAACTTAAACGGTGACTTAGGTATTACTGGTAGTGGAAGTGGTCGAGTATTTGTGTCGAACGCTTACAAACTACCTAATGCTGATGGTACCTCTGGTTATGTGTTAACCACTGATGGTAGTGGTAATGTTACTTGGAATGCAGCAGCTACTGCGCTAACACTTTTTGGTAACACAGGTACCGATACCCTAAATTTATTAACTGATTCGCTGTATATAACTGGTTCTGGTGCCGTTACTACTGCACTAAACCCAGGTACAAATACGCTAAGTATTTCCGTTGGTTTAGCAACCGACACAGCAGCAGGTATCGCTAGCTTTTCTAGTAACACTTTTGATGTAACTAATGGTGCTGTAAGCTTAAAATCTAATGTAATAAACGACGCAATATCTTCTGCAGTAGCAGGTGGTATAGAGTCCGGTATTAGTGTACAGTTCAACCCAGTTAATAATAAACTAAACTTCGTTGTAGATGACTTAAGCGTAAGTTTAACAGGAGCAGTTACTAGTACTGTAACTAGTACAGGCCCTAATACCAGCGTATTAAATGTTAGTATTCCAGATGGCACTATTGCTAATGCAAAACTAGCTAACAGCGCAATTACTATTGGTACCACACAAGTTGCACTAGGCACTTCAGCATTAACACTAGCCGGTATACAAAGCTTAGACGTTGACAATATTAATATTAACGGAAACACAATTGGTGCCACAGACACAAACGGCAACTTAAGCCTGGCAGCTAACGGTACAGGAACAATTGCTGTTAACAACTTCCGTATTACTGGGCTAGCAGAGCCAGTAAATGCCAACGATGCAGCCACCAAAGCTTATGTTGACGCTCGTAGCGCAGGCCTAGACCCTAAGGCGTCAGTAAGAGTAGCAACCACAGAAAACGTAGCACTAACAGGCACACCAAGCATTGACGGTGTTTCTATTATTGCCGGCGACCGTGTATTGGTTAAAAATCAAACAAACGCAACACAAAACGGTATTTATGTTGCAGCTGCTGGAGCTTGGAGTCGCAGTAGTGACTTTGACCAAGATCAAGAAGCCACATCTGGTGTGTTTTTCTTTGTTGAAGAAGGCGTAACAAACGGCGACGCTGGTTTTGTACTAACAACAAACAATCAAGTAACAATTGGTGTAAGTGAACTAACCTTTACACAATTCTCTGGTACTGGCCAAATTATTGCTGGTGCTGCTTTGCAGAAAACCGGCAATGAACTAAGTGTAAACGTTGCTGGTTCAGGTGGCATTGAAATTGTTGCTGATAGCCTACAGTTAAAGAGTTCGCTAGCTGGTGCTGGTTTAACTTATGTAAACGGCGTGCTGGACCTGGTTGGAACCAGTGGTCGCATTACAGTAAATGCCGACAGCATTGATATTGCTGCTGGTTACGTTGGTCAAAGCTCTATTACAACACTGGGTACAATTACAACTGGTGTTTGGAATGGCACTGCTGTTGGTGTTCAGTATGGTGGTACTGGCTTAACGTCACTTACAACTGGTGACTTATTGGTTGCCAATGGCACAACCAGCTTTGCTAAACTAGGCTTGGGTGCTAACGGAAAAATCTTGCAGTCAAATGGCACTGCACTGGTATACGCCGACATAGACGGTGGAATTTACTAAGTATAGTTTTTACTATACAAAACTACCTTTTTAGGAAAAAGTATGTCAAACAAAATTATATTAAAAAAATCTTCGGTTACAGACAAAGCGCCTGTTGCCGGTGACTTGAGTTTTGGAGAATTAGCACTTAACTATGCTGATGGTAAACTATACTACAAAACTCCAACAAACGAAATTGACTACTTTTTATCAGGTGATTTGATAGTTGGACCAACAGGACCGCAAGGTCCTGTTGGCGCTACTGGAACTCAGGGTTTGCAAGGACCCCAAGGTGTTACAGGCCCCACAGGAGCGCAAGGTATTGTTGGACCAACCGGTGCTACAGGTGCTGACTCAACAGTAGCAGGTCCCACAGGTGCACAGGGTATTCAAGGCGTTCAAGGTGTAGCAGGCCCCACAGGTGCTCAAGGTGACACAGGTCCTACTGGACCTCAGGGTGCACAAGGACCTCAAGGACTACAAGGTGTTGCAGGCCCAACAGGTGCTCAAGGTATTGCAGGTCCTACTGGACCACAAGGCACACAAGGTATTCAAGGTGAGGCTGGACTACAAGGTCCAACAGGTGCTCAAGGTGCTGCGTCCACAGTAGCAGGACCCACAGGTGCACAGGGTCCACAAGGCCAAACAGGTGCTGGTTTTCGTATTGCCAAAGTATATGCCAGCGTTGCAGCTTTATTAGCAGACACCAGTCCTACAGGTATTGCTGCTGGTGAGTTTGCCTTGGTTGACACAAACGATACACAAAATCCAGACAACAGTAAACTGTACCTGTGGACTGCACAAAACACTTGGTTTTTTACCAACGATCTAAGCGGTGCTGCAGGTATTCAAGGACCACAAGGTCCTACAGGCACACAAGGTGATGTAGGACCCACAGGTCCGCAAGGCACACAAGGTGTAGCAGGTCCAACAGGTGCACAGGGTGCACAGGGTACACAAGGTGTAGCAGGTCCAACAGGTACACAGGGTGACACAGGCCCTACCGGTGCACAAGGTGCACAAGGCATACAAGGTGCGGCAGGACCCACAGGTCCACAAGGTATTCAGGGTATTCAAGGCGTTGCAGGTCCCACAGGTGCACAAGGTATTGTGGGCCCTACAGGTGCACAGGGTACACAAGGTGTAGCAGGCCCCACAGGTGCCCAAGGTGAAACCGGCGTGCAAGGTATACAAGGTGTGCAGGGTGTAGCAGGCCCAACAGGTGCACAAGGCACACAAGGCGTTCAAGGTGTGCAGGGTGTAGCAGGCCCCACCGGTGCTGTAGGCCCCACAGGTGCACAAGGCAGCACAGGTGCAGCTGGTCCCACAGGACCACAAGGCCCACAAGGTCCACAAGGACTTCAAGGCAATCAAGGCCTGCAAGGTGTTGCAGGCCCAACAGGTCCACAAGGTGTAGAAGGGGCAGCCTCAACAGTAGCAGGCCCCACAGGACCAACCGGTCCAGTTAATAGCTCTAGCGTATACACAGGTATTGAAGTAGATACTTTTACTTCCAACGGATCTACAACCAGCTATACACTAAGCTTACAGCCAATAAGCAAAGATTATGTACTAGTAATGTTGCAAGGTACCTTGCAACCTCGCAGTATTTATTCAGTTAGTGGATCCACACTAACATTTACTGAAGCACCAACAGCAGGTGCCCTAATAGAAATTACCACGTTTACAGCAGCACAAGATGTTGTTGTTGGTCCCACAGGACCGCAGGGCACACAAGGTGTGCAAGGAATTCAAGGCAGCACAGGTGCCACAGGCCCAACTGGCAGTGTGGGTCCCACAGGACCACAAGGTGTAGCAGGACCCACAGGTGCTACTGGTGCTAACTCAACAGTGGCGGGCCCCACAGGCGCTCAAGGACCACAAGGAGTACAAGGACCCATAGGTACGGCAGGGCCCACAGGACCACAAGGTGTTCAAGGCCCACAAGGTATTCAGGGTATTCAAGGTGTAGCAGGCCCCACAGGCCCAGCAGGTAGTGGTGGAAGTACAGGGTTACAAGAAAACACACGAACTTCCAGTTATCAGCTAACAGCATCGGATAATGGCAAGTATATTAATATTAGTAATGGTGGTGTAACAGTTCCTGTTAACACATTTATTGCAGGTAATACTATTTCTATTTATAATAATTCAGCAGCTTCACAAACAATTGTTCAAGCTGCAGGCGTAACAATTTATTTAATTGGTACTAGTATAACTGGCAGCAGAACACTAGCACAACGAGGTTTAGCTACACTACTATGTGTGGCTAACAACGAATTTGTGATTACTGGCGGAGGTTTATCCTAATGTCAGTTATTCAACTATTTTTTGCATATATAAGTGATTTAGTTTCGCCATATGCTTGGAGTATTATCAGAGCAGTTTGGCCTAGCACAGGTAGTTCTGGTATTTTTAGTGTTGCTGCTCAAGAAACTTCAGCGTCTGGGGTGTTTTTTAAACCAGATGGTACTAAAATGTACGTTTTAGGCACTTCAGGTGGAGACGTAAATGAGTATAATTTAGCCACGCCCTGGGATGTTACAACCGCTAGTTTTGTACAATCCCAATTCCAAGGCCTTCCTAGTGAGAGTACACCAACAGGTATATTTTTTAAACCAGATGGTTTAACCATGTATTTAATTGGTCAAAGCAATGATTTTGTTGCCCAATATACACTAACAACTGCTTGGGATATAAGCACATTTAGTTTTACTACAAGATTTAGCATTAACGCTCAAGAAGGTAGTTCAGAAAGCGTATTTTTCAGCACAGACGGTACAAAAATGTACGTAATAGGCACTGGAGGAGATGATGTAAATGAGTATACATTATCTACTCCTTGGAGTGTGACTACAGCTAGTTACACACAAGTATTTAGCGTTGTCGCGCAAGAAGCAGTCCCTAAAGCGCTGTTTTTTAAACCAGACGGTACTAAAATGTATGTAAGCGGTAATAGTGAAAAAATACATGAGTACACACTAACAGCGCCTTGGAATCTTTCCAGTGCTAGTTTTACAAGAAGTACAATATCTCTAGGTGAGTTTAGATCAAGCATAACTGTAGGGTGTATATTTATAAAACCAGATGGCACAGAACTGTACGTTGCAAATGGTTTAGCAGATGATGTTACTACTTTTACAATGCTGACCCCTTGGGATGTTTCCAGCTTAGTAATAAAAAGACCTACTTACAGTGCTAGTACACAGCCACAATTTACAACTGCACACGATTTGTTTTTTCACCCAGACGGAACAAAAGTGTTTATCTTAGGGCAATCCCTTAGTTTTGTGGTTTGCTATGATCTTTTAGAACCTTGGCGTATACAAACTATTAGATATGTTAATGAATTTAATGTAGGTACTCAAGAGAGTTCGCCTACCGGTTTATTTTTTAGACCCGACGGTTTAAAAATGTACGTAATTGGAACCAACAGTGACAGAGTACAAGAGTACAATTTATCAACAGCGTGGAACGTTACCACAGCAGTATTCAGTCAGAATTTTAGCGTAGGAGCGCGAGACTCTACTCCTGATGGATTGTTTTTTACACCAGACGGTCTAACAATGTACGTAGTTGGAAACAGAGTATATCAGTTTGTATTAACAACAGCTTGGAATATTAGTACTGCAAGTTATGTTAGAGAGTATAACACAAGCCTACAAGATACTTCGCACCACGCTATATACTTTAAACCAGATGGTTCGAGAATGTACACTGTAGGTACTAGCAATGCCGCAGTATATGAATACTTATTAACAACACCTTGGAACGTAGGTACCGCGTCTTATGTTCAAAACTTTAGCGTAACTGCCCAGCAAACTAATCCACGTGGTATAAGTTTTAAACCAGACGGTACTACAATGTATATAGTGGGTGCAGGTGTTAATTCGGTGCACGAGTATGTTATTCAATAACATTATTAATCTACTAAAGGTAATTAAATGAGCATTTTAAAATTAAAGCCGTACAGCTTAGACCAAGCGGCGGAATATACTTTTGGTAGTATTACAGTTACCGGTCTAAGCAACCTGGGTAACCTAAGCAACATTGTAATTGCTGACGGTACGACAGGTCAAACCGTAATCAAAAACGCACTAGGTGGATTAACTTGGACTACACCTTTTAGTGGCAGTTACAACGATCTAACAGACAAGCCAACGCTTACTGTAGGCCCAACAGGTCCCACAGGCCCTATTGGGGCTACTGGAGCTGCAGGCCCCACAGGTGCACAAGGCATACAAGGTGTGCAAGGCGTTGTTGGCCCAACAGGGCCGCAAGGCGTACAAGGATCACAAGGCGATACCGGAGCACAGGGTGCTCAAGGTCCAACAGGCCCACAAGGCATTCAAGGCACAGCAGGCCCAACAGGTACACAAGGTATTGTTGGTCCAACAGGCACACAAGGTGTTGCAGGTCCAACAGGTGCTCAAGGTGAACAAGGAATTCAGGGTACGCAAGGTGTAGTAGGCCCCACAGGTGCTCAAGGCATTCAAGGTATCCAAGGCGTACAAGGTGCTGTTGGTCCCACAGGTGCTCAAGGCACACAAGGTGCTCAAGGTGAAACAGGTCCTACAGGTGCTCAAGGAGCACAAGGCATAGCAGGTCCTACAGGTCCAACAGGTGCTCAAGGTATTCAAGGTGACACAGGTCCAACAGGTGCAGCCTCTACTATAGCTGGTCCTACAGGTCCACAAGGTGCACAAGGTCCACAAGGTGTTTCAATTAACTTGCAAGGTGAAGTAGCAAACGTAGCCAGCTTACCTGCAACCGCTAGTTTAAACGATGCATACATTGTATTAGCTGATGGTAATTTATGGGTTTGGAATGGCAGTGGTTGGACAGATGCTGGTCAAATTGTTGGACCACAAGGTCCAACAGGTGCAGCCTCAACCGTAGCCGGTCCAACAGGTGCACAAGGTGTTGCAGGTCCTACAGGACCAACAGGTGCTCAAGGTATTCAAGGTGACACAGGTCCAACAGGTGCACAGGGTACGCAAGGCGTCGCAGGCCCAACAGGCCCACAGGGCACACAAGGTGCTCAAGGAGTTCAGGGCCCAACAGGTGCACAGGGCATTGAAGGCATTCAAGGGCCACAAGGCGTAGCAGGTCCAACAGGTGCCCAAGGAGCTGTCGGACCTACAGGAGCACAAGGTGCTAATGGTACCAGTGTTACACTAAAAGGCTCTGTGAGTCTTGTAAGTGACTTAAATTCAATCTCATCACCCCAGCAAGGCGATTTATATGTTGTTTTAGACGATGGAAACGGTTACGTTTATAGTGGCTCTAGCTGGAATAGTGTAGGTGCTATTAGAGGTCCACAAGGGCCAACAGGCACACAAGGTGTTGCAGGTCCTACAGGACCAACAGGTGCTCAAGGTATTCAAGGTGACACAGGTCCAACAGGTGCACAAGGCATACAAGGCACACAAGGTGCTCAAGGCACACAAGGTATTCAAGGCGTCGCAGGCCCAACAGGTGCACAAGGTGATGTAGGTGCTCAAGGCGTTGCAGGGCCAACAGGTGCTCAAGGTGCACAGGGTATTCAAGGCGTTATTGGCCCAACAGGCCCGCAAGGTGCCCAAGGTTCCGCAGGTGCTCAAGGTGATACAGGTGCAGCAGGTCCCACAGGACCAACAGGTGCACAGGGTGTTCAGGGTGATCAAGGAGTTGCAGGCCCTACAGGAGCGCAAGGTATTCAAGGTGCTGCAGGTCCAACAGGGCCCCAAGGCATACAAGGCATCCAAGGTGTTCAGGGAACACAAGGCGTCGCAGGTCCAACAGGTGCACAGGGTATTCAAGGTTTAACAGGTGATCAAGGTGTAGCAGGACCAACAGGAGCACAAGGCGTTGCAGGTCCAACAGGTGCTCAAGGTGATCAAGGTGCAGCAGGTCCAACAGGTCCAACAGGTCCAGGAAGCACTGTGGCAGGACCTACAGGCCCTACGGGTGCTCAAGGTATAGCAGGTCCAACAGGTCCAGGAAGCACTGTGGCAGGACCTACAGGCCCAGCAGGCAGTGGCAGCTCAACGCTATCTACATTAACTGATGTTGACTTAACCACCGCAGCCACAAACGGCCAAGCACTAGTATACGATACTACATCCAGCAAGTGGAAACCTGGCAGCGTTGCTACTTTAGCCGATACACAAACTTTAACCAACAAAACTCTTACAAATGTTGTGTTTGATGGTAACTACACTGAAGAAGTGTTTACCATCACTGATGGTGCTTCGGTAGATTTAAACCCATCCAACGGCACCGTTCAGCTGTGGACGCTAGCAGCCAGTAGAAGTCCTACAGCAACGAACTTTGCTTCAGGTCAGTCTATGACTTTGATGATTGATGATGGTGCGGCTTATGCCATCACATGGCCTTCGGTAACGTGGGAAACTAATGGGGGTCTTTTACCACCACTTAGTACTACTGGTTATACTGTAATACAATTATGGAAAGTCGGTACTGTTTTATACGGTGCACGAGTAGGAGACGCTTGATGCTTGCTACAAAAATAAGAGCTGCTGCTGCAACGGGATCAGCTCTGTCCTCTACTCCACAAACGTTGGTAGTAGCCCACGCCAATTCTCCATTTATTACCGCCTACTCTTGGGGTCCAAGTGGGTTTGGTGCAACATATTCTAGCCCTGGCACTCTTCCAACAGGCATTGGCAACGGCGTAGCGTTCAGTCCTGACAATGCTGCTATTGCTGTAGCACATAGCACTACTCCCTATATCTCTGTGTATCCTTGGTCAAGTTCTGGTTTTGGTACAAAATATGCCAATCCCACTACACTTCCTAGCGGGATTGGCAACGGTGTAGCGTTCACCCCCGACGGAAATGCTATTGCTGTAGCACACAACACTACTCCCTATATCTCTGCATATCCTTGGTCAAGTTCTGGTTTTGGCACAAAATATGCCAATCCCACTACGCTTCCAGCAGGCACTGGCAACGGTGTAGCGTTCAGCCCTGACGGAAATACTATTGCAGTGGCTCAAATCACTACTCCCCGTATCACCGCCTACCCCTGGTCAAGTTCCGGGTTTGGTACAAAGTACGCCGACCCGGCCACGCTTCCTCCAGCCAGCGGCAGCGGTGTAGCCTTCAGTCCTGACGGAAATGCTATTGCTGTGGCTCACGAGATTACTCCTTTTATCTCTGCCTATCCATGGTCGAGTTCTGGTTTTGGCACAAAATATGCCAATCCAGCCACGCTTCCTGCAAGCGTCGCCTGGAGTGTAGCGTTCAGCCCTAACAGTGCTGCTATTGCTGTTGGCCATAATTTGTCTCCTTTTATTACCGCCTATCCTTGGAGTAGTTCCGGGTTTGGTACAAAGTATGCCAATCCCACCACGCTTCCAACAGGCAACGGCCTTGGAGTAGCGTTTAGTTCTGACGGGTTGAATATTGCTGTAGCTCAAGGCAATGGTTCTCCTTTTATTTGTGCCTATCCTTGGAGTAGTTCCGGGTTTGGAACAAAATATGCCAATCCTGCCACGCTTGCCACAGGTGCTGGCAACGCAGTGGCGTGGAGCACTGTGGGCAGTGTGCAATATCCGCAGTACATAGCTGTGGCCCACACTACTAGCCCTTTTCTTACCACCTACCTCTGGTCAGACAATGGCTTTGGCACAAAGTATGCCAATCCCGCCGCCCTTCCAGCAGGCACTGGCAGGGGAGTAGCGTTCAGTCCTGATGGGGCGAGCATTGCAGTAGCGCACTCTACGAGCCCTTTTGTTACCGCCTACCCCTGGTCAGGGTCTGGTTTTGGTACAAAGTATTCGAATCCAGCCACTCTTCCGACAAGCAATGCAACCGGAGTGGCGTTCAGTCCTGATGGGGCGAGCATTGCAGTAGCGCACTCTACGAGCCCTTTTGTTACCGCCTATCCATGGTCAAGTTCTGGTTTTGGCACAAAATATGCCAATCCCACTACGCTTCCAGCAGGCAACGGCAACGGTGTAGCGTTCAGCCCTGACGAAAATGCTATTGCAGTGGTTCACGATACTACTCCCTATATCTCTGCCTATCCTTGGAGTAGTTCTGGTTTTGGTACAAAATATGCCAATCCCTCCACTTCTCTACCAAACACAAGCAGGGGAGTGGTGTTCAGTCCTGATGGGGAGAGCATTGCAGTAGCGCACGCTACGAGCCCTTTTGTTACCGCCTACCCCTGGTCAGGGTCTGGTTTTGGTACAAAGTATGCCAATCCCACCACCCTTGCAAACTCGGGCAACGGAGTAGCGTTCAGTCCTGATGGGGCGAGCATTGCAGTAGCGCACTTTACGACTCCGTTTATCACCGCCTATCCTTGGTCAGGGGCTGGTTTTGGTACAAAGTACGCCGACCCGGCCACTCTCCCGGCCAGCACAGGTAACGGAGTAGCCTTCAGTCCTAGCGGGACAAGTATTGCAGTAGCGCACTCTACGACTCCCTTTATCACCGCCTATCCTTGGTCAGCTTCCGGTTTTGGAGCAAAATATACCAATCCAGTCTCTCTTCCAACAGGCATTGGCAACGGCGTAGCGTTCACGCAAATCATTTCTTAAAAGGAAAATCATGGAAAAAGAAACCACACCACAAACACGCGAAGAAATCTTAGCTGCATCTTTGGACGCACGAATCCAAGAGGTCATGCTCTACCAGATCAACATTGACAACTACGCTATTGCGCTGGAAGAAATCGGCAACTTGCCTCCAGACGAACGTGCTGAACTGTCAGCCTTCACCGATCAACTGCGCACGCTGTTAGCCAGCGAAAAGCTGGAGCAGAAAAAGGCCCAGATCATGCTGTCTGTTATCAAACGCCAAGTAGAATAAACTATGCACGCATTAATTGAAAACAGCGTTGTTACGCAGTACCCGTACAGCCTTGAGCAGTTAAAAAGAGCCAATCCCAATACCAGCTTTCCCAAACAAGTTAATGATAATTTGCTGGCCTCGTTTGGTGTGCAACGTGTATTTTTTTCGACTCAACCACAACTAACTAACTCACAAGTGCTAGAAGAAGGTACTCCAGTATTTAGCACAGAAGATCAACGCTGGACTCAGGTGTGGACAGTGCGTGATATGACCGCTGAAGAGATCACAAATCGGGATCAGAGTCAAGCTGCCAGTGTTCGTGAAGTGCGGAACACTTTACTGGTTGAGTCAGACTGGACACAAGTTGCGGACTCTCCTGTAGACAAAACAGCCTGGACAACATACCGACAAGCACTGCGCGATATTAGTACACAGCCTGAATTTCCTTGGGCAGTGGCCTGGCCTCAGCGACCTTGATATAGACTCTATCCAACACAAAAAATACTGGCTTGCAAAATCCAGTATTTTTTGATATAATGGTATTTTCCAACCAATAAACCAACCAATGAAAATCGCAGTTTACGCAATATCAAAAAATGAAGAACAATTTGTTGAGCGCTTTTGCCACAGTGCAAAAGACGCAGACTATGTTGTAATTGCTGACACAGGATCAACAGATCGCACAGTAGAATTAGCACAGCAAATGGGTGCACAAGTGCACCAAATTTCAATTAAACCCTGGCGGTTTGATCGTGCACGAGATGCTGCACTAGCACTGGTTCCTGGCGATGCAGATGTTTGTATTAGCTTAGACTTGGACGAGGTCTTAGAACCTGGCTGGCGAGCCGAAATTGAACGTGTGTGGAAGTCCGATACCACACGACTGCGTTATAAATTTGACTGGGGCAGTGGTATCAGTTTTTACTACGAAAAGATTCACCACCGTATTGGTTACCACTGGCATCACCCTTGCCACGAATATCCAGTGCCGGATGCACGCACACAAGAAGTGTGGGCACACACGGATATGTTGTTGGTAACACACCACCCAGACAACACCAAGTCACGTGGTCAGTATCTTGACTTATTACAACTGGCTGTTACCGAAGACCCACACTGCCCACGCAATGCCTTTTACTACGCACGTGAATTAAGCTTTTATAAGCACTGGCAGCAAGCAATTGATGAGTGCAATCGTTACTTAAAGCTGCCTGCAGCAAACTGGAACAATGAACGTGCTTATGCATATCGCGTTATGAGTGACTGTTATAGTGCACTTGGCGATGTGGGTGCGGCACTCAAGCATGCACGACTCAGCTGTTGTGAAGCACCCGGCACTCGTGAGCCTTGGGTAACACTAGCCATGTTGTGCTATCAAACCCAAAACTGGCCTGAATGCTATGCAGCAGCAAAAAATGCGTTGAGTATTGTCAACAAAGAGCTGGTGTACACAATGGACCCTAAAGTGTGGACAGCACTGCCACACGACTTGTGTGCAATCAGTGCATACTACCTGGGTTTGAATGCCGAAGCACTGCAACAAGTTGAGCTGGCACTAACACACGAACCACACAACCCACGATTGCTGCAAAATTATCAGGTGTTCAAAGGACAAGTATGACCACACAAATCTCTGACGCCAACTTTCAAACCGCCACGCTAGATCAGCTAGGCTCTGGGCCGCGTATTACTTCTGGTACGGCACGCTATACCACTAACTTTACTCCAGCTACCACTGCATTTAACACAAAATAACCCTCAGCCGGGGCAACCTGGCTGAGTTTATGAAAGCACATATGTTTTGGATTTTTAAATTCACACCAGATTTTTTCTGGTATCTACTTCCACTTCTAGGGCTAGTCTCACTGGGCTTAGCCCGTGTGAGACTGCTGTATGCCTACAAAACTCCACTAAATATTGGTGGCACAGTGGTGTTGGCACTAGGACTGTTTGTGTTAGGCATGCTGTATGCAGATAATACCTGGCAGCAGGCTGCCAGGGAACTGCAAGCCAAAGTCGAAGTTGCTGAGGCTAAATCGCAGGTAATCAATGAAGTTGTCAAAGAGAAGTTGGTAACACAAACCAAAATTATTCGTCAGCGTGGTGAAGAAACTGTTAGGTACATTGACCGTGAGGTAGTTAAACTGGACGAACGTTGTACAATTCCACCAGAGTTTGTAAATGCACATAATAAGGCAGCTACACGATGAAAATTATACTACTTAGCTTAACACTGTTACTAACTGGTTGCACCACAGTTGTGCCAGTTCAACAAACTTGGCCCGAGCCGCCAGGCTTGCAAAGCATGCAACGGTGTCCCGAACTCAAACAGCTTGAAGCTAACCCCAAGCTCAGTGATGTTGCCCGAACAGTTACACTCAACTACTCAGAGTACTACAGCTGCTTGGTTAAACTAGAAGCCTGGCAGGAGTGGTATAGCAAGCAACAAATTATCTTTAAAGGACTAAAGTGACTCAACTAACTTTACCCCAACTACAGCAATTGATTCCTAAAAATCCTTATGTCAAGCAGTGGCACGGTGCGCTAGCTCAGCTGCTTCCTGACTACGAAATCAATACACCACAACGTATTGCTGCTTTTGTTGCACAGTGTGCACACGAGTCTGGTAATTTTACTGCACTGCGTGAAAACTTAAACTACAAGGCGGTGACACTTCGCAAGATTTTTCCCAAGTACTTTCCCACAGATGAGCTGGCACAGCAGTATGCCAGCAGACCTGACAAGCAGCAGGCAATTGCAAACTTAGTATACGCCAACCGCATGGGCAACGGACCTCCAGAAAGTGGCGATGGCTGGCGTTTTGCTGGCAAAGGATTAATTCAGCTTACAGGCCGTGACAACTATACTTGGTTTGCAGCTAGCCTGGAGATTAGTGTTGAAGAGGCTGCTGAATACTTAGAAACCTTTGAAGGTGCTGCACAGTCAGCTTGTTGGTTTTGGGAAACAAACAAACTTAATACGTGGGCTGATCGTGGCGATATCTTAACACTAACCAAACGCATCAACGGTGGTACTATTGGTTTAGATGACAGGATCAAGCACTACAATCATGCACTGCATGTGCTAGGAGTTTAAAATGGTTAAAACGGTTTTAGCAGGTTTGCTTATTTTTACTATCAGTGGAGCAGGTGCTCAAACTTTAATTAACCAAGGAAGTTACGACTCCAAAACACTGGTAGATACCAACTCTACCAGTGTTTCTACCAGTACTGTAAATACCACAAACACAACAAACAGCACTAGCACTGCTACAAGTAATTCGACTGTAAACAGCACAAATACAAACAACAATACATCAACAAGCACAAACACAAACAACAACATTCAAAGCGGTACTGTTACAAATAACAACAATAATGTTAATTCAGGAACAGTTACCTACAACAACAATAATGTTAACAGTGGAACGCTTACTTACAACAACAATAACAACAGTACGTCAACTAATACAAACCACAACATTAATAGTGGAACTATGACGTACAACAATAACAACGTCAGTACCTCTACAAACACAAACAACAATCACAACACCGGCGATATGACAAATCGCAACATTAATACAACCACTAGCACAAACAACAATATTCAGTCAGGTTCGCTAACCAACATCAACCAAAACACCAGTGCTTCAACCAGCACAAACACCAACAACAATACAAACACCAGCACAGCGGTAAATCAAAACATTCAGTCGGGTGAAATGACCAACCGCAACATAAACGACACTAACATCACGCAACGTGTTATACAGCCACCACCAACTGCTATAGCCCCAACAATGATGAGTGGTGGCAATGCAGATCTTTGTACAACCGGCACGTCGGGTTCAATACAAACACAAATTTTTGGTGTAAGTGGCGGTGGTACTGTGCGTGACTTAAACTGCGAGCGTTTAAAACTGTCAAAAACTCTTTACGACATGGGCATGAAAGTAGCGGCTGTGGCTACAATGTGCCAAGATCGTCGTGTATGGGATGCAATGCAAGCAGCCGGCACACCTTGTCCGTATGAAGGCCGTATCGGTGAACAAGCTCGTGAACTGTGGAATCAAAATCCACACAAAGTACCACAATTGGAAAAACCGGAGAAACTAGATGCAACTGCTAAAAAATTGGGTATTGGGGCTTTGTTGGGCATTGTTGTGCATAAGCTATTCTAACTCGCAAGTATTAGAACCAGGTGTAACCTACGCCACACCAGATATAACAAATAACTCAGCTTGGTTTGGGGCCGTGTATCAGCAAAACTTAACGTGCTGGCGTGCTGGTGATCCAGGCTACTGTGGTCCGCAACCAATTGTGCGACCAGGCGGAAATATTAACTTTAGCTATGGCAGCAGCTATACTTTCCAGCAACATAATCCCAGTACATTTTTACCACAAGCCACAGGCCTGCAAGTAAGTGGTTTTAATTTTAGTTTTACAGCCAAAAACGGCAATGGCTGGGACGACGGCAGAACAGATCAATTAACCGCACTGGTACGCTTTTGGGATACCACTGGTGGCCGTGGCGTAAACAATGTGCTTTACCGTACAGAGTATAACTTAAACTACAAGTTTAACTGGACAAACTTTAACTATTCCGAAACGTTTACGCAACCACTTAATGCAAGTAGCATAGGCACTGTGCAGTACGGATTTATTGGTCGTGACAACAACGGCTGGATGGGACCATACGGTCCTGAAATCAACAATGTGCAGTTTAACTTACGTTACAGCGTTGACCCTTGTGTGGCAAACCCACTACACGCACCAACTTGCTCAGGCTACTTAGCTGCACTAGCACAACTAGCACCTAAACCTGTGCCCCAAGCAGCAGTCAGTGAACCAACACCTGCGGCTGTACAGCCGGTTGCAGAACAAACAGCTGCCACACAACAAACCGCACCTCAAGTTGCAGCAACCACAACAACAGCACCAGCAACAGTGGTAAGCGCAACACCAACAGCATCACCAACACCAGTGGCTTCGGAAAGAACCAGCAGTGGTGGAGGTAACCTAAGTTTAGCACTTAATTTAATTAGTCGCAATGCCGAACGCGAACGTGGATTTCAGCAACAAGCAGTAGCCAGTGCCACAACCGAAGCACAAGCCGCAGGCGATCGTGCATTAACAGTAGGCAGTGCCACAAGCAGCACCAGCAGTAGTGCTAGTTTAAGTAGTGAGGCAGGCACTAATACACAAGTAACACAGGCTGCACAAACCAGCACGCAAACCCAACAAAGCACCGCTGCTGCCACAACCGTTCAGGCAGTTACAACAAACACACAACAGCAAGCCACACAACAAGTTGCTGCCCAACAGTTATTGGCACCTGTTACTCAGGAACTTCAGCAAACTCGTCAAACTCAGAGTTTTGGTACGCAAACACAGTCCACACAAGACATAGACTTGCCACAGCAGCTAGCAGGCTTTATAACAGACAGTGCTAACCCACTTCGTGAAATGCTGCTACCACCACAACAGTCTGCACAACCACAAGCAGAAGCACGACCACTTAATCGAGGTGTGGAAAACAACTCAGCAGCAGGTGGTGTTGGTTTAGAAGGTTTAATGGCTGTGCCACAAAATTACGCATCTTACACACAATTGGTGTTACGGGATGCACCAGGTTATCCACCACGAGAAGTTTACCGTGGTCAAACGGTTGTTGATAACCGTCAAGCTTTACGCGGTTTAGGGTCTGATCGTAAGCATCAAGACTTAGTAAACTTGCAATATAAATAGGAGTTATTATGGCACAAGACTTAAACAAAAAAGTAGATGAGCTAGAAGCTGCTGCCAAGCAGTACGCAAGCAAAGATACTGTTATTAGTATTGGAGGCTACGAATTTACTCCTGCTAAACTAATGGTAGCCTTTACACTGGTAAGTTCACTACTAGGCGGTCTTTATGGTGCTTTTGAAGTCTACAAAGACTATCAAAACATGAAAAAGAAAATTGCAGCCTACGAAGCACCGGACTTATCAGAGTTTGACAAGCGTTTAGCAGTTATTGAAGAAAACTCGTCAAAAACAACAGACTATACACGCGACATTAAAAATGATCTAAAAACCGATATCCGCAGAAACGAATCAGTAACAGAGCAAGTCGAGCGTAGTGTAAAGCAAGCACAGCGTGAAACTGAAGCTGAAATGCGTCAAGCACGTAAAGACGTTCGTGAAGACTTAGACAAAGCAAGAACAGAAGTCAATGCCATCCGCAAAGAAATGGCTGACGCTCGCCGTGAAATATCTCGTGAAGTTGAAACACTTAAAAAAGAAGTTGACAACAAAATACAAAAAGCCATTGATAACCCACTAGCAGGTAAATAATGGATCCACTAGCACTAATAGCAACGGTAAATGCAACTTTTAACGGTGTAAAAAAATTAGTGGCTGTTGGCAGAGAAGCCCAAGATGTAATGAAGCAACTTGGCAAGTGGGCAGATGCCGCTTCTCAGCTACACGGATACATTAATAAACACGAAACACGTAAACCTGGTATATTTGAGAAAATAGGTTTTAAAGGTTCAGAAGGATCGGAAGCTCTAGATATAATGGCTGCGAAGCAGCGATTAAAAACTATGGAAGCTGAGATTTATCATATGTTCTTATACGGAGAACTTCAAGACTTAGGTTCTGCTGGCTACAGCGAATTTGTTCAGTTGCGAAAAAAGATTCGTGAAGACAGAGAAAAAGCACTGCGAGACCAAGCTCGTAGAAGACTAAAATTTATAGAAAACAGTTTTGCAGCACTAATTGTAAGCACATTTTTAGCAGTATCTATTTATTTTAGTGTGGTAATATATGATCTTGGTAAACAAGCCGGCAAATGGTAAAGGAATATAAATGAATCATGACTTAAGATTGTTTAAATGGCTAGGGTTACTAATTATACTACCTGTAGCACTAGCTTTTTTTGGAGGAGACCGTTTTCGTTATCCTTGCCAAAACCCAGAAAACTGGGATACACCCCAGTGCAAGCGACCAATTTGCGATGTAACACGCACTTGTCCAGACCATGTGTTTAAAGGCCAACGCGACCCAAGACTTGACCCGCAAGCCACACCAACCTCACCAACCCCAACCACAACTTCAGGAGTAGCCTGTGGAAAATAATAACTCGATATTATATACCGACGACCAGTTAATGGCTCGTTTAAAGTTTTTTATAGGCATTTGCTTAGCCCTTACACTAACAGGTATTGTATTTGTTGTGCTTTACTCACTTATTTTTGTAACACAACCACTAAACGCTATTTCACCAATTGATCAAAAGTTCTTTGAATTAATTGTGCCTATTGCTACATTTTTAACTGGTACACTAAGTGGTATTATGTTAGCTGGTGGCAGCAAAGAAGAAGTTGATGCCAGTATTGCACTAATGAAGCAAGCGCAAGAAAATGCGGCTGCAGCAGCTAAAACAAGTTATGTGCCAAAACAAGAACCTACATTTAATCCCGGCTTTTCTACTACACCAGGATTTAATGGCACAACCACAGCAGAAATACGTTTTATAAATGGTAAGCCTGCACCTCAACAAGCCCCACAACCGGAGATTTAAATGAAACAACCACTAATTGTGTTAGCAACAGTTTTATGCTTATTGGCGCCACCAACAGTTTTTGCTGCCGCAGAAACCAAACGTGTATGTGTTGATCAGGTAGATCCTAAAACAAAGCAAGTAAAAGAAGTTTGCAAAACCATTACTGTACATAAAAAGCTAGAAGGTACGCCAGTGCCGCCACCAAAACAGGGTAAATAAATTTTTATTTGACACCTAAGACACGGGGTGGTATAATAAATGCTTACCCCGGATTTTATAAACCAACAAGGAAGTACATGGCAAGAAATAGTGGTAAATCACATCGCACCTTTCCAGCAAAAAAGTCTAGCAGACCTTCTCAAGAAGAAAAGTCTAGGCTGCGTCAAAGTAAGCAAGAGGGTTTTGAAGAGCCCCAGCCTCAACGTAACTACTCTTTTAAAGAAGTTCAACCACTAAACTTCGTACAAGGAGAATATCTAGATGCGATTGAGAACAATGACGTTATATTTGGAATAGGAAGTGCAGGCACTGGTAAAACTTATATTGCAGCTAATTATGCTGCCAGAGAACTATACTACAAACGAGTTGATAAAGTTATTTTAACCAGACCAAACATTGAAACTGGTAGAGGGCTTGGGTTTTTACCAGGCACGCTGGAGGAAAAGTATGCTCCTTACTTGTTGCCTTTTGATGCAATTTTTACAAAAGCATTAGGCAAAGGTTTTTATGAGTACTGCTTAAAGGCAAAAGATATAGACCCTACTCCACTGGGATTTTTGCGCGGCACTACGTTTGACAACTGCATTGTGTTAGTAGATGAAGCACAAAACTGCACACGTGAAGAAATGAAAATGCTGCTTTCACGTATTGGCAAAAACTGCAAAATGATTTTTTCAGGAGATACTGAGCAAAGTGACATTCCGGATAGCGGTCTTGAAGACGCAGTTGAGCGACTAGAAGGTATTGACGGCATTGAAGTCGTAGAATTCTTGGACGAAGACATTGTACGATCAAAGATGTGTAAACAAATTATTATGGCTTATAGAAATTAATTATGGCAAAAACATACAAACCAACAACCGGCATGGCAACTGCCGCTAAACGTGCCTTGAAGTGGAAAGAAGAAGGCAAGCCAGGCGGTACACTAGTTGGTTTGGCTCGTGCTAATCAATTAAAAGACCGTGAACCGCTAAGTGAGAGCGTTGTGTTACGAATGTACTCGTTTTTTGCAAGACATGAAGTAGACAAAAAAGCAACTGGCTTTCGCAGCGGCGAAGAAGGTTTTCCAAGCAAAGGTCGTGTAGCTTGGGATTTGTGGGGCGGTGATGGTGGCTACTCATGGAGCACAGCCAAGCGTAATCAAATTATGCGTGCACGTGAAGCTAAAGCACTGCACTTGGTAACTGTAACCAAATCGCAAATTCCACACACAATGTTAATGGCTGCTGCACAAACGCTAGAAGACTACGCCAACGAGTACATTTCCGAAGAACTGGATGCTTTTGGTCAGTTTATGTACCACGCACAGCTGCTACGTAACAACCATTTGGATACTTA